GATGTTTAATTGTTGACGCGGATTCTGCACAAATAGAAGCAAGAGTATTAGCGTGGCTTGCTGGGCAAACCGATTTAGTGGACGCCTTCGCTGCGGAACAAGATGTCTACAAAATTATGGCTGCGACTATATACGATAAACCCGCTGCTGAAATATCAAAATCAGAAAGGTTTGTAGGTAAAAGTGTTGTTCTGGGGTCGGGCTACGGTATGGGGGCTAATAAATTCAAAGCGCAATTATGGGGCTTTGGTGTTGAGATAGAGTTGGATGAAGCCCAACGAATTATTAGTGCGTACAGGAGCGAATACTCAGATATCCCTGCTCTATGGAAAGACGGACAAGACTGTCTGTGTGCAATCGTGGACGGTAACACGAGAACACTTGGTGTCCAACCACAGGTAACGTATCTGGATAAAAGCGCAATAGATGGGGATGTGGTTTTTCGGCTACCAAATAAAATGATGTTGGGCTACCCAGTGCTAGAGCGCACTAAAGACTTCGAGTATTCGTACCTAGCTAAGAACAACGTTCGCACGAAGATATACGGCGGTAAGGTCATAGAGAATATTTGCCAAGCCATAGCACGATGTATTATTTCAGGGCAGATGCTTAAAATTGCGGAGAAATATAAAGTCGCGCTAACAGTCCATGACTCTATTGTTTGTGTGATAAAGGAAACTCAAAGGGAAGAAGCGAGGAGTTACATAGAAACTGTAATGAAGACTCCACCCGAGTGGGCAACAGGACTACCGCTTAATTGTGATATTGGGATAGGGCAATCCTATGGAGAGTGCCAATGACTAACACCACAAAAATGCCTTGGTTAAAGACAGAACGCACTGAGCCTACAGAAAGTACGGATAGAATTACAGACCAATCTCTAACCGTTAGGGAGTGCCGTACGCTGCTGGAGATTATTCATATTGTTGAGCCGGGATTAAACGGCTGGAACACAGAATACAAAAAGATGCTGTACCGACTGAAGCAAAAAGCTAAACGGGGCGCAGCTATGGAAACGCCAAAAGAAACACAGGAGCGCTATCAAAATGACTAAATCTGTAAAGCCGAACCCATTAGCTACTTGGTTAGACTCGGAAAAACGGTGGCAGGAAGATTATGGGGAGAGACAGACAGAAAAACGGTGGGAAGATTTCTCGATTTCAGAAATAGAAAAAGAATACGAACAGGAACACGAAGTTGTTCGGGGGCGCGTGGCTACTGCTATCTATGCACTGGTTAAGGCAATTAAACAGGCATGGAAAAACGTTTTGGCCCTGTCAAAATGAATTTTTGCTGGTCCTATTCGTCACTATCTTTATTCTCCCAATGCGCCCGGAAGTTTCATCGCTTACGTATATTGAAAGATATAGTAGAGCCGGAGTCGCGGCATCTAACGTATGGCAAAGAAGTTCACCAAGTTGCCGAAGAGTACGGGCGCGATAACAAAGAGATTCCAGAAGAGCATAAGTTTATCCAGCCCCATATAGATACTTTGTTGGGTATAGCCGGGGATAAATTTTTTGAGTACAAGATGGCGCTAACTGCTGATTTAGAACCATGTGATTTTTGGGATAAGGAAGCATGGTGGCGAGGCATAGCTGATTTCATCTCTGTGGATAATAAAAATGCGTTTCTGGTGGATTATAAGACCGGTAAGTCCGCAAGATATGCGGATAACAAACAATTAGAGATACTATCCCTTGCTATCTTTAACCATTTTCCAGAGGTCGAATGCGTCAAAGGGGGACTACTGTTCCTAGTGTCGAAAGAATTCAAACAGGCTACTTTCTATCGGGAAGAAGAGGAGGAGTATTGGGCTACTTGGGATACCGAGTTAGACAGACTGAATATGTCTTTCGAGGCAGATACTTGGAACCCAACCCCAAACTTTACTTGCCGTAAATTCTGCCCAGTCTTAGACTGCGAATATAACGGGAGAAGATAAAATGCCCTTAGAAAAAGGCACGAGCAAACAAACCATACAACGTAATGTAAAAGAACTCATAAAATCAGGTCGGCCTAAAAACCAAGCAATTGCAATTGCGCTTTCTGCAGCAAGAGGTGGAAAAGATGCCGTACAAAAACCCAAAAAAAGATCGTAACTACAAAAAAGAGTACCAGCTCCAGAAAAAAAGAAATGAGAGCAAGTCTAGAAATACTCGCGAACGAGCTAGATACGAAGCTAAAAACCCCGGCGAGGATGGGAAGATTACGGATGTCAAAGGGGAAGACATTGATCACAAGAAGCCCCTGTCCAAGGGCGGTACAAACAAAGCGAGTAATTTGAGAAGTGTATCGCCCAGCAAGAATAGGTCGTTCAGCCGCAATTCAGATGGAAGCGTAAAAAGAAACGTACCTAAAAAGAAAACAACCGCATCTAAAAAGAAAAAAACTAAGAAGAAAAAATAGAAGCGGAGGACGAAACCAACATAGGAGTAATACGTGCAAGTTATAGAAGACAGAATATTATTGAGGACGCGCCATCCTGAAAAAGTTGTAGATAAAATTCCCCAAAGTTCCGTAGTGAATATTAAGGATGATATCTACACCATTTGTGTAGATTGGAACTTATCGACGGCCCAAAAATTAGCAACGCTAAGAATGAAGGGCGTCCCATCTCCCATTACGCATGAGTATGCGTGGGCTGGGGTTTCCCCACCCATGGACCACCAGAAGACTACTGCAGAATTCCTAACACTTAACCCTCGTGCATTCTGTTTTAACGAACAGGGCACAGGTAAAACTGCTGCTGCAATCTGGGCTTCTGACTATTTACTAGCTACAAAACATATCACTCGTGTTCTTGTGGTTTGCCCCCTATCCACGATGCAGTCAGCATGGCAGGCAGACCTATTTAAATTTGCAGTGCATAGACATGTAGGGGTTGCGTATGGGGCACGAGAGAAACGCGAAAAGATAATTAACAACACAGAATATGAATACATCATTATCAATTACGACGGTATAGAAGTTGTTAAAGATACCATCGCAGATAATGATTTCGATTTAATAATCATAGACGAGGCCAATGCCTATAAGACATCCACTACAAAGCGATGGAAAACTATGAGCAAACTTATAGGGCCGTCTACGTGGGTGTGGATGCTAACCGGAAGTCCCGCTGCACAATCTCCAGTCGATGCACATGGCCTAGCCAAATTATGCGTACCAGATAATGTGACCCGCTCACTCACAACATTTCGTAATCTGGTTATGTATCCGATATCAAGATTTAAGTGGGTGCCCAAACCTGATGCCTTAGATACTGTATTCAAAACTCTACAGCCCGCTATCAGGTTCACAAAAGAAGAATGTCTAGACCTACCGGCAATCACTTATGTAGAGCGAGAAGCACCGCTAACTTTGCAACAGCAGCATTACTACCAGATTCTAAGAACTAAATTTCTTATGCAAGCGGGCGACGAGCAAGTCACTTCAGCTAATGTTGCTGTGAACATGAGTAAGTTACTACAAGTCTCAGGTGGGGCCGTCTATTCAGATGTGGGAAATACAATTGAATTTGATGTGTCCAACAGACTTAAAGTAGTCAAAGAAGTAATTGACGAAGCAATTGCGAAAGTAATCGTTTTCGTACCGTTTAGGCATACGATTAACCTTCTGCACGAATATCTCATCGACAAAAATATACCCACAGAATGTATAACCGGCGATACCACTCTAAACCAAAGAACTGACTTGTTTAAACGGTTCCAAGAATCAGATGACATAAAAGTTCTTATCATCCAGCCGCAGGCAGCAGCTCATGGTGTGACGTTGACTGCCGCCAGCACAATTATCTGGTACGCCCCTGTAACTTCCACAGAAATATACCTACAGGCCAACGCCCGTATCAATCGGCGTGGGCAAAAAAATGTTATGACCGTTGTGAACATTCAAGGCTCTGCAGTAGAGCGACGGCTGTACAGCTTGCTATCGGGCCGACTCGATGCCCACGTCCGGCTGCTAGATTTATATAACGAGACTATTACTGGGTAAGACCTTTGACATTGTATAGGAAGCGAGTATACTGCGGCAGATAGGATAAAGAAACGGCAAGCCGGGATAGAACCGGCGCGTCAGCGGACCCGGCTTTACCGCTCGCGCCACCTTAGTTTGAAATGGAGTAAGCAATATATGAGCGCCTTAATGCAGGAGAGAAGTTATTCACTGGACGAAATGGCGGGAGCATTCCTTGCCATCCGGAATAAGATTTCGGAAGTTCAGAAAGAAGCCGACAGAGAGATAAAAGCTCTGGAGAAACAGAAAGACTTAATCGCAGCAGAATTTGAAAAGGTCTGCGAGAAAGACGGCGTAAATAGTATCAATACGAATTCCGGGACGATCATCCGAAGTGTCCGACAGAGATACTGGACTTCGGATTGGATTACTTTCTGTAATCTCATGAAAGAACACGATGCGTTCGATTTAGTCGAGCAGCGTATACATCAGGGGAACGTAAAAAGATTCCTCGAAGAGAATCCCACTATCCAGCCGCACAATCTAAACGTGGAATCTAAGTATTCCATAACCGTCCGTAAACCTAAAAAATAAGGAATTAACCATGGCTAAAAACTTAGCTGCTGAATCTGCCCCATTTGATCTGTTGAATGTACCAGAGCATATCCAACAGACAGAACTATCCAAATCCCTCACTACAACTCAGAGCATTATGGTTCCCCGTATTGTGTTCAACGGTAAGGGGTCTTGGGAAATGAAGTTAGGCTCGGAGTCGCAACGGCACATCGAGTCTAAAGATTTGAATGTGATAATCGTAGGGGTAGCACCCCATGTCTCTCGGGCGTTCTATGAAGACGCATACTCTCCGGGCTTTGCTAAGCCCCCCGTCTGCTGGTCTGCGGACAGCATTAAACCGAGTCATGCCATAACAGACCCCCAAGCTGATACGTGTGCTGGGTGCCAGAAAAATATTAAGGCAGCGGGTGGTAGCAAACCGTGTAGATTTTTCCGTAGGATTGCTGTGGTTAGCCCCGATGATATAACCGGGCAAATCTACCAGATGCAACTCCCAGCCACGACCATATTCCCGCAAACCGAAGGGACTAACATGGCGTTTAACGGATACGTTAAGTTCCTTAATAGCAAAAATACGCCCATCGACCGAGTGGTTACTCAGATGTATTTCGATGAGGGAGTGAGCTACGGCAAACTATTCTTTACAGCCGTAGAATTTGTCAGTGAAGAAGACACAAAGATTCTAGAGACGCTGGCTGATGCGCCTGAAATACAAGAGGCTATAACAACTTCTTATGCATCTAAAAGTACAGAGGATGCAAAATCTCCCACGGGATTTGTTGCAGCTAAGGCAGCACCTACACCCACCGGCAGTCCAGAAGAAAAGCCTGTAGTGAAAACGCGCACGAAGAAACCAGTCGCTCCACTTGAAGAAGCACCCATTGGTGAGATTATGGATAAGTGGACCGGCTCGGCGGAAGTCGATGACGAATGATTACGGATAATCGCGGCTACAGTAAGAAAATAATATCAGCCAACACAGAAGCATCTGGTAAAAATATCGGCGTACAGCTAGGGAGGTATTGCATCTCCAGAGATATACCTGTCTCCGAAATTGCAAATTATCTAGGCGTTACCCGGATGTCCATCTATGGATGGTTCGATGGTACATGCATACCGCTACCAAAACACGAAGAAAAAATAGCGGAGATATTAAAAACCGGGGGCTGGAATGTTAGCCAAGAGGAAGAGTAATGTTGAATCTCTTGTCACGCATACTTGCCCCGCAGGGATACTATTGCCTTGTAGGGCTTAAAAAAGATACGTCGCCTAAGCAGAATTTCTACGAAACATTAGAAGATGTGGAACCCGAAGCAAGGAATCTACTGGCTAATAACTATGACACCTATTTTGCGTGCGCGACGTTCAAAGAACCTTATAAACGTACACAGGTTAATGCCGCATGGTTTAAAAGTTTTTTCTTAGATATCGACTGCGGCGAAGGGAAGCCTTACGCTAATCAAAGTGAAGCTATTCTTGCGCTAAAAGAATTCTGTACCCGCACCAAATTACGTGTGCCTACATTAATTCTAAGCGGCAGTGGCGTCCACGTTTACTGGATTCTTTCTGAGGCGATAGAGAAAACTGAATGGCTCCCTGTTGCTGAAAGCCTAAAGGCCCTGTGTGTAGAGAACAACCTAGAGGCTGACGCGGCTATAACCGCTGATGCTGCACGCATTCTACGGGTTCCGGACACCTACAATTATAAGACTGATCCTCCTGTGCATGTAACGTGTATACATGAGGGGGCGGATACTAGTTTTGAGGAGTTCAAGAAGGCTGTGGGGAGTGTCCAACAGCAGCACGAACCACGGGGGCCATACGTAGCATCGCCATATACGGACAGTCAACAGTATTCGTTCTACAAGATTATGACGAAAACCCTCAAGGGAAAGGGTTGCGGTCAAATTAGCTACGCAGTAAATAACCAAGATAAGGTGGGGTACGGGTTGTGGCGGGGCGTGTTATCTGTAGCCGCTAACTGTAAAGATTCTAAAGTAGCTATCCATGCTGTTTCCGACAGACACCCCAATTACTCTGCAGCGGAAACGGAAAAAATTGCGGACGGCACAGTTGATAAGCCTCAACTATGCACGACGTTCCATGAAGTTAACCCCGGCATTTGTGATGCGTGCCCTCACTTTGGGAAAATGGGTGGCCCCATAACTCTTGGGATAAAAATTAAGAAGTCCGACGACCTACAAATATATTTACCCAAGCCGTATTTCAGAGGGGCAGCAGGGGGCATATATAAAAAATCCCGCGACCTTGACGACGACGATCTCCTAGTCTGTAAACATGATTTTTTCTTGGTCCGACGCCTTAATGATGTAGAAAAAGGTGACACAGCTTTAGCAAGATTCATTCTGCCCAAGGACGCTCCCCGCGAATTTTATATACCCCTCTCTGTTATGCGGAGCAAAGAAGAACTAGGGAAACACCTTGGGCAACATGGGTTGCCGCTATTGTCCAAACAACTAGACGCGATGATGGTGTACCTAATAGCGTGTACTGACAAACAGCAAGCGGAAAAAGAAATTGAAATTATGCGTACACAATTTGGATGGGTCGATGGGGATAAAAAGTTCATTCTTGGGGATAGAGAGATAGGCCAAAAAGGAACTAAAGAAAGCCCTCCTTCCCCAATAACGGAATCCCTGTGCCACTGGGTACAGCCTAAGGGAGAGCTAGAGGAATGGAAGAAAGTTGTCTCGATCTACGACCAAGATGGTTTTGAACCCCATTGTTTTGGTTTTTTCACAGCCTTCGGCGCACCGCTTATGAAGCACCTAGGTTTCAACGGCGCGCTGATTAATTTGATTAACTCCTCTTCTGGTACAGGTAAGTCAACCATTCTTAAAGTGTGCAACTCCGTGTACGGTCACCCCGACAGACTTCTAGCCCAAGAGACCGACACGTTTGCGCACAAAATGTTTAGGTTGGGCATCATGAATAACATGCCTTATACGATTGATGAGGTAACCAATATGGACCCGGCAACTGTTTCTAAGTTGCTATATAACGTAAGTCAGGGGACCGGCCCCGGACGTATGCAAGCCCAGACTAATGTTGAACGGAAAAACGATACGTCGTGGTCGCTTATCGCATTAGCGAGTGCAAACTCGTCAATGGCTGAAAAACTAGGTTTGATAAAACAATTTGCTGACGGGGAACTTATGCGGCTGCTTGAGTACCGCATTGACCAGACAGACAACATCAGTAAGTCAGATGCGTACGATCTATTTGAAGGGACCATGTTACATAACTATGGTTTGGCTGGGCCAAAATATATCCAGTATTTGGTTAGTAACCTAGAGACTGCGGTCCGACTAACAAAGGATACGCAAAAGGCGTTAGATAGTAGGATGAATCTGGCGGCGAAAGAAAGATTTTGGTCAGCCGTAATTGCCTGCAATTTATCCGGCGCGTATATGGCTTATCACCTAGGCTTAATAGATATTAACGTAGAGCGCGTGGATAAGTGGACTAAAGATACGCTCATCCCCATGTTACGGGAGCAAGTTTCAGACCCGAAAATAGATTTCATTGGGGTATTGGGGGGTTTCTTAAACGCTAATCGCGGAAGTATATTAGTTGTGAATGGAGTTGCAGACGCTAGAACAGACCTACACCCTGCACCTTTGGTGGAACCTAGGTTTGAGTTAACAATAAGACTAGAACCAGATGAAAAAACTTTATACGTTGCTAGTAAGGTGCTTAGGAAATATTGTGCTACGGAGCAAATTATATTTAAAGACTTGCTTTCTGACCTAGCTGCGAAAAAAATATACAAAGGGTCTAAGAACAAACGGTTGGCTACTGGAACCTCTATTAATTCATACCCGGTGGAAGCCCATATGTTCGACGTTTCCGCAGATGACCTAATCGACACCGATCAGTTTGTAAAGGCATTAGAGCAACAAACAGATGACCCGGATACACGGAATAGTCTTTGATGTTCAATGGGATAAATTTGAGGTACACAGCTCTTTCTTTATCCCATGCCTTGACGACAGAAAAGCGAGAAAACTTTTGTACGTGGAATGTAGGAAACGAAAACTACAGGTGCGTATAAAAACGGTTACGGAAGATAGAATACGAGGAGTTAGAGTTTGGAGGCTAAAATAATCTGACAATATTACTTAGTTGGTGTTTGATGCTCATCAACGTGCTCGTCATATTCGTTTTGAATTTTGTCTACCGCTCCTTGCAAATATTTAATATTTAAATCTTGTACCGCATCATCAGGCAAAGCGCCCAACTCCCCCCTCGGCCACTTTATCCTAAACTCTTCGTTCAGCGCGACTGAGTCTTGGAGCCTAATTACATCCAGTTGAAGCTGATTGATCTGCCCCGTCAACGTAAAATAAACCCCCGCTACCGATAGCATCATCGCAAGTATTCCGACCAGCGACTTTACATCTATCGTAAGCTGCGAGTTTTCTCTTAACACGATTGGCGTCTCCTCTGCCATCGCAGAATCTCCTAATTAAAGCGCCTACCATTTAGCTTTGTCTGCCCAGTAAGCGGCCGACATTTTCCCTTTTGCTATGTTTTTTCCG